GTTTGTACGACACCAACCGATTGAACGGTTTCCAAAAATGCGGTTTCAACCAGCCGGGCAGCTTTTCTTTCTCCCGTTCCGTAAAGGTCGGCGGTTCTTTTTCCACCACGTAGTGTACACCCTCTTTGAAACCTTTCCGTTCCAAGCCTTCCAACACAGCCGGAAGAATATTTGCCGCGAGGTTACTGAATGTATCGGCCACCCACACGCAAGGAGCACCCGGCATGTCGTACATCACTTCTATAAGTCTTTCCACCTGCACGTCCGTCGTTTTGGCCGATCCCCGACCGAGGACAGCGAACAAGCGGCGCGGCATGACCAGTGCGATAAGCTGCGCAAAAAGATTTTGGAACTGGACATGAGCTAGTTCTGTTTTTTCGGGATTAACTCTCTTCCTGTGCGACATTTTCGAGAATTTCTATAATATCCACATCTTCGATGCCGCCCTCCATGCGCAAGCGACGTTTCTCCCGTTCGGGGATAAGCATTTCGTCGATTTGGGCGGCGAGTACGTCCCGGTTGGCCGGTGATAGCCCTATGGCTTCGGGCGTAAGTGAGAGCAGCCGGAATTGTTTTTGGTATTTATCTGCGGGCAAGACCTCCGGATCGTTCTGGTCGAGCCGGAGCACTTTCGCCTGTTGCATGAGCAGATTCCCGGCGATTTCGAAGTCTTTCGGCGTTTTGGCTGCTGCCATTGTCAAGGCGTACAACGTATCGAAACGTTCGGCGAATTTCGCTTGCAAAGCCTCTTTCGACACTTTTCGATTGGCAAAAAACATCTCCGTCGCCTCGGCATACAGTCCGGCAGCCTTTTCATACGAGAAGCCAAAAGGCTTTTGAGTGAGGAACCGTATCGTTTTCCGCTTGCCATGTTGACCGTCGAGACTGTATATCATCACAAGCAGGTCGATGTACAGTTGTTCATTGCCCGATAGCGTTCCCGGACAACCCTTTGCGATATAGTTTTGTATGCGCTCAAAAGCACCTTCGTCGGCCGGTCCACCGAAAATATCGAGCTTCGACACCTCAAACGATTTATCCCGCATAATATCGCTGAATTGCTTCGCCGCCGTAAGATTCCCACCGATGGCGTCGTTCATCAGCCGGATTTCGATCTTTGCCCGGTTTTGCAGACGGCCTCGGAGGAGCAATACCGAGATTTCGCTATCCGGATCGACCGTCAGTGAATGCAAGAGACGTTTATCCCATCCGAAATAGACGGCGATATCATCCTCGCTCCATCCGAGAGCGCCGAGCGACATCAACGTTTCCCGTTGGTCATCAGTCAATACGATTTCTGAGGCAGTCGGCATAAAAATCGAAGATTACAGGGTTATCGAGAAAAATATATTGTTCGTTCAAGGCGTTTTCCGAGAAATTGCCCGACCCGCAAACCACAAAACGGTGCTTACCCGTTTTCATAAGCGTAACTTTGGAATGGTTCCATGCGTAGCCGATTTTTATGTTCCGGGTCTTGGCGTATGCGTTCAACTGGTCGTTGACTTTCGGGATACGGCTCTTCACCGAATCCGAAATACAGATGTATATCTGTTTT